GATAAATGTTACAAACCTGAAACACTAGTTGATATTAAAACTAAGCTTAAAGATGCCCAAGGTATGTTTAAAAGTTTATTAGAAACCTTTCCTGATGACGAAGAAATAGACTTATTTAGTAGAAAACTTAACGAACTTTTTGAACTGATGGAGGGAGAAAATGACTGATCAAGATTTGTTAGCTTTTAAAGATGGTGTTGCAGATGGATTGTTGCACGGAGAACGTGATGAAAATAAAAACAATCATTATTATAACCAAGGTTATGATTATGGAATTACTTTGTACTCCAAATTAAAAGATGACGAAGAAAAAGAATTACACAATGATGCTGTAATAGATAATCAATATGAAAGGAGGAATCATTAATGTTCATTTTACATTACCTAATGAAATGGCTTTACGGTGAGGATTATGAAAAGCATATGAAACGCCGTAGAAAATAGCAAATTAAGGCCGTGATTGACACGGCCTTTTTTATTTGATAAATATATAAGATAAATCACATATTATAGGAGAACTTATGTCAAGATATCATTCAGACGCAATTGACGAAGCTTGCGAAGAAAATTTAGGTCACACCAATTGGTGCTATGCAAGATTAGAACAACTTGAAGAAATTATAGCTGAAGAAAAAGCTAGAATTAAACAAGGTAAAGCTAGTAAAGGTATTAGTTTTGGAGATGCTATAGAGTGTATAGTAATTTTTTACAATGAACCTGATGAAGATGAAGATGAAAATGAGGAGGATGAATAATGGCCGTAATGATTAGATGCATAGAGAATGAGGGAACGTATGAGCGCTCCCACAAACGGTTTTTTGATTTGTTATATTTAAAAAAGAAAAAAACTAAAATTAATGGCAAAACTTGGACCGAAAATATTATTGTAAATAGCGAAGGTAAAGAGATTAAAGATAAAGATTTACTCAGGCTAACTTATGCAAATTTTAAAGTTTTTGAAAAAGAAGGATACGATGATTTTTTTATGGTCAGAGAATATATTGACGCCGACGGCAATTGTCAGCATGGTCCTGAAATAGATGTTTATATTGATCGAAAAGATCATGTAGATGAAGATGATATGAAAGTTTTAAGATACTGGGGATTTGCATAAAACTTTACATATAAGAAAAATCTGATATAAATGAAAGCTGGGATTTATTCTCAGCTTTTTTTATCACATAGGAGGGAAAAATTTTAAAATTAGTAAACAAATCATCGGCTAAAAAAACTACAAATTGTGCGGTAACATATAGAGCTGGTGGCCAAGATAAGTTTGCCACTTGCCCTATTACTTGCAGTTTAAAACCTGATGCTTCAGCTGGTGCCAGCAAAATAGATACTGAATATTTAAATGCGGTATCTGATGCGGTCCCAGCTGGTGGCGTAAGCTTCACATATTCTCATTTTAATCCTAGGTATTGGAAGCATAAATTAAAATTTGGCAAAACTACAATTAACTATTCAGCAAAAAATCTAACTGATCTTTTATTGCACAGCTTCGTACCAGCTGTAATTAATGTTAAGGATACATTCTGGAATAATAAAAAATCACAAAAAATTTCAGGCAAACTAATTGTCAGATGCCCAGCTGAATATTCAAGTATTGATTGTAGTACTTGCGGTAATGGTAAACCTTTATGCTCACGGCTGGATAGGTTATATGCAATTGGTTTTACTGATCATGGCACTTATAAGAAAATTGCCGGTAATGAAAATGAAAATGGTGGTTGTTATGCAACGGCCGGTAATGTTAACTTACATTGGAATGCCACGGCATTAAGTAAAGATAAACAATCCGATAGTAAAAAGCTTATAAGCTGGTCTAAAGCATTACCAGCTGGAACAGTTTTAAGGCACCATATAGCCGGAGACTTTGGAAAAATAGAATAAACTTTACATATAAGATAAAAAGTATATATTTAAAGCTGGGATTATTCCCAGCTTTTTTAATTCACACATTTAAAAAGGAGAAAATATTGTGAGAAATTTAGAAAATGAAAATAGAACTTTAGAATCTTTATGTACTGAGATTTTAGAGTTAAATAGAAAAAAACAAGATTATATTGCACCGACAAACCAGCTTCAGGTTAAAACCGTCGTTAATGAAGACGGCCCAAATACCACACAAATAATTATGGAAGCTGATCACGGAGAGAAAACAAAAATCTTGAATGCAAATGACGTATGCTTAGATCAGATGAATGTTAAAAACGGTTTGGACACCAAGGTAGGCCGTAGGCTTCAAAATAATTATCCTAAGGAATATGATCAATTAACAAATGCTATTTTAGAAAAAGAGCCTTGTAAACGTATGATCAGATCATTTAATTATCCTCAGGCACCTAGTAATGAAGCTTTACATAATTTAACAACCGGGCAGTACATGAATAATGTTATTGGTACCGCTAGAGCGTATTTATCGGATAGATTTAAAACTTTTGATAATTCTGATTTATTGGAGTCTGCATTACCTACACTTGCCGAGTCTGGTGCCTGCTGGAAAATTGTCAATTATGCTAATACTGATAAAAAACTTTACATCAGATTAAAAAGCGAAATTCAAACCGCCGACGCTGGCGTCGGAGATCATATGGCCAATGGTCTATTTATTTCTAATTCTGAAGTAGGTTTTTCAAGTATTGCAACCGGTATGACATTATGGACCTTAGCTTGTTTAAACGGTATGCAAACCGAAAAAATCACGCGTAAGGCCCATATAACGTCCGCGAGAAATGGGGATAATTGGAATATATTAACCGATGAAACTAAGGACGCCGACAACCAGCTTTTAAAGCTTCAGATGAGAGATATTATAGCTTCATATGGTAGCCGTGAAGAGTTTGATAATCAGGTTGAATTATTTAGGAAGGCTAAAGAGGATAAAATATCTACTGATAAAAATATGAATGACGCTGTAGAGGACTTAGGCAAAGTTATGGCCTTATCCAAAAAAGAGACTTCCAGCGTACTGGAAGGCCTTTTAAATACTATTGGGCAATCCGGTTATGAACAAGGCCAGCCGATCAATAAGGCCACATTAGTTAACGCTTGTACTGCGGTAGGTAATAAGGCCCAGCCGGACGACGTGGACTTTTGGCAACGTTTAGGCGGTAAAGTTTTAAACCTTAATAAAAATGACTGGAATAGAGTCGCCTTGGCCAGTTAAAATGCAACCTTGGTGATAACAGTTTTATGAACTGGATTAAACGGCCTTTACTTTTAGGCCGTTTTTTTTTATCTTTAATTATCACATTTTATATAGGAGAAAAATTTATGAGTGATTTAAAAACAATCAATTATTTAGATCTAGATTGTGAAAATTGTTTTACAATTAATGAATCGATTCATGGCCATTACGAAAACGACAAAAGCGGTAATATACCAGCTGGAGAGTTTAAACAATGTAAAGAATGCCTTTTGTATGGCGCAGAATTAAAAGTAAGTAAAATTTTAAAATGTCATACTATGGAAATCATTTAATATAAAGCTGGACCGCAGCAGCTGCATCAACGCCGTTATTTACTAACGGCGTTTTTTTTGTTACAAATTACAAGAATCACATTTTATATTATGAAAGGAGTCGAAATGTTGAATCATCAATTAACTTGTAAAGAGCGAGTCGCCGGAGAGCTGGCCGACCGTTTAAACGATATTAAAACCGCTAATCTATTTTTTAGCAGTTTACAAAATATAAAACGTAAGGCCAAAAATAAGGCAATCCCTGAAAACTTTTTTAAAATTGTTAAAAGCTTAGATTTAAGAAGTTATGAAAGTATGACCGAATTTTTAAACAGTTATTCTTTATGTTTTGATTATGTTGACGGCTTACAAGCTGAACAAGAAAATAGCGGTAATTATTGGCGGTTACAGTTAAGCTGGGGCGGTCCTTCCGATGAATTTAGAATATTCTGGAATTTAGAAGACGGAATTTATAGAATAGATTATTGGTTTATGGACTGGTACGACGGCGCAAAAATAACGCTTAATAAACATCATGACGATTTTAGTTTATTACGCCGAATCATTTATATTGAATATTTAGAACCGTGGATTGAAGGCCACGCTGACGGCTATAAATCGATCAGATATTACCAAAGTTAAAATATAACTTCATAATTTTACTAACGCCGTCCGGCCAGCTGGACGGCTTTTTTTTATTCTATGCGCTGCTTTTTTTAATTTAGGACGCGTCACAAGCTGTAGCGCGTTTATAATAGTTAATTAAGGCCCAGCGCGCCTTTTATACCGCTTTAAAACCTACGACGCGCGCCAGCTGGTCCCTGAACCGTATTAATTGAATTGTAAACCGTGGAGTCTGTTAGCTGGTCCACGGACCGTAAACAGCTGGCCACGGTCCGCGATCCGCGCCAGCTGGTCCACGACTCCGGCATCAGGAATCATAAATTAAAACTGGTTTATCTTTACCAGCTGGACCGGCACCAGCTGGACCGGATCCGCGCGCCGGCCGGGAAGGAAACAGGATAAAAAAAAATAGGATCCTTCCAAAATAAAGTTTAATTTTTAAGGCCGGAATCTTTAATATTTTTATTTTTTCCGCGGTCCCACAGCCGTTGTGCACGACGGCATTTGCCAAGTTTTTCTCAAATATTCAGATAAAATTTGATATAAGCGTTAACTATATTATAATAAGCGATAAATGGCATAAAATAACATAGCATAGGGGCCCCTACATGGATGGTAATAGACACGACGAGAGACGCTTAAAACTAGAACTAAGGTTAGCTCAGTTAGAGAAGAATGAAGCTTGTAAAAATAACTTTTTATCATTCGTCAAAACCATATGGCCGTCTTTTATACAGGGCCGTCACCATGAGATCATTGCAGAGAAATTAGAACGAGTTGCGAATGGGGAACTAAAGAGACTTATCATCAACATGGCACCAAGACATACGAAGTCAGAGTTCGCATCCTTTTTGTTTCCGGCCTGGATGATGGGCAGAAACCCAAACATGAAAATCATTCAAGCAACACACACGACAGAACTTGCAGTAAATTTTGGACGTAAGGTAAAAAATCTTTTGGACACGGATGAGTTTCATGAAGTTTTTCCGGAAGTTAAACTTGCAGCAGATAGTAAAGCGTCGGGAAGGTGGGATACAAACAAGGGCGGTATGTATTATGCCGTCGGTGTAGGATCAAACCTAGCTGGTCGTGGTGGTGATCTTGTTATTATCGACGATCCACACTCAGAACAAACTGCGATGAGCAACAATGGTTTTGAAGATGCCTGGGATTGGTACACTGGGGGCCCCCGACAGAGATTACAACCCGGTGGTACAATCGTTTTGGTGCAGACCCGATGGTCCGAAAAAGATTTAACTGGTCAATTAATACGTTCTATGGCTAAAGACCCGTTGGCCGATCAGTGGGAAATCGTGGAACTACCTGCAATATTCGAGAACGGTGAGCCTTGTTGGCCCGAATACTGGAGCTTGAAAGACTTAACAGCTGTAAAAGCGTCAATACCTCCAAGCAAATGGAACGCTCAGTATCAGCAGCAGCCAACGGGCGAAGAGAATGCTATAATTAAACGAGAATGGTGGCAAAGATGGGAAAAAACAAGCGTTCCGAACCTGCAATATGTCATTCAGAGCTACGATACAGCTTTCTCGAAGCGTGAAACAGCAGATTTTAGTGCGATTACAACGTGGGGCGTGTTTTATCCAGAGGAAGAAGGCGGTCCGCCTGCCTTAATACTGCTTGATAGCAAGAAAGGACGGTGGGATTTTCCAGAATTGAAGGAATTAGCGTTAGAAATGTATAATTATTGGGACCCTGAGACAGTAATTGTTGAGGCTAAGGCGTCAGGTATGCCCTTGACCCACGAATTACGGAACATGGGCATTCCAGTTGTTAATTTTACACCGAGTAAAGGTAATGATAAGGTTTCAAGAGTACATTCTGTGTCTCCGTTGTTTGAAGCGGGCATGGTTTGGGCCCCCGATGAAACTTTTGCAGATGAAATGATAGAAGAGGTTGCAGCTTTTCCAAATGGAGAGTATGATGACCTTGTAGACAGTATGACACAAGCCTTAATGCGGTACCGTCAGGGTAATTTTGTACAGCTACCGAGCGATGATTGGGGCGAAGAGCTTGATTCTGTTAAAGTAAGAGCGTATTATTGAGGGTAACATGGCTAATTCTGTAGTAAGAAATGTAAATGAAAGTAGAGAAGAAGAAAAACTCTACGATAATATTGAAAAAAATATAGAAGAAAAAGAAAAAGCTATTGGCGATGAATTAGAACGGATGTTTGAAGAAAGTGGTACTTATTTACCTAATCCAGAAGCGGACATTTTTGACAGAATTATTCAAAGGAACATGGAGCCAAATGTTGTTGATTTAAGAGAAGAACAATATAAAGATTTAGCACCGCCTCTTTTTGACGTGGATGTGCGTGATATTACCTACGAAGCCCCGACAGAACTTCCAATGGAATCAGAAGGCATTCGTTCAATAGGCTTAGAAAGGGGCGGTAACGCAGGTATTGAGACACTTAAACAAACGACTATGCAAATACAAGAAAAACCAGCGTCCAGGAGTGCTCTGGTTTTAAAAAGAATTTTAAAACAAGCAGGTGTTGAAAATGTTGATCCCACAACAGTGATGAAAGCTATGAGCGTTTTAAAACAAGTTGAAGAAAAAGAGGTTGATGATTTACAATTAATTCCAAAAGAGTTTAGAAAAATAGAACAGGATAAAGGTTTTGGTATTACCACATTAAGAGACAAAACAAATCAAGAAAAGTATCTTAGTGAATTTTTATCTCAAGTTACACAAGATGATCTAAGGTTCAAGCAGTATGATAGTTTAGCAAATCCTTTATTTAAAAATTTTGATCCATTAAGTAGCTTTACAAGTTTTCAGGATTTAAAACGGATGCGGACTACTACAACTGATGAAGAGGGCAATCAAATACCTTTTTCTGGTAACGTGCGGCCTATAATTAAGGAAGATGGTTCTGTAGAAGTATTTGATGTTGGTATCTAGTGACTAGCTATCTAGCAAAACAACAAGCTTACAAAGAAGATCCGGAGGCATTTACTGAAGGCCAGTACCTTGGTGCTTCCATGATGCCCGTAACGGGTGAAGCTATATCAGCTTACGAATTGCCGGGTATTTTGTCTCTTGGCGGACAGATGATACAAAGCGACGATGCTTTGAAGGCTCTTGGTGGGGCTGGACTTATTACTTTAGGCACAGCTGCTGTTTTACCCATAGTTGGTCCTGGAGCTAGGTTTCTTAAAAAGGGTTTGGAAAATATTATACCGGATGTAGGTCCTAAGTTAGCAACAGAGGGAGGCCCAGATACCTCTAAATTATTTATGGATGATGACGGTGATGATCTTTTCTCTTTACCCCCTGCAAGTAGAACCTATGAGCCTGGAGAGAAAAAGTTTATAAAAGGTTTAAATAAAGAAATATATAAATTAACTGACAAGAGTTTATTTGATCCTGCAAAAAAAGCAGGACGTAAACTTGTTATTGTATCTTGTAGCCAGAAGAAATGTCCTGATGTAGGAAATATGAAAGCCTTTGACAGATACATGGGTTCTGTCTTTCAATCTCTGAAAAAACAAGGTGTCCCAGAAGATGTAGATGTCGCTATATTGTCCGCGAAACACGGTCTAATATCAAGAGACACACCAATTAAAAATTATGATTTAAAGATGTCGTCAGAGATTGGGCAAAAATTTAAAAGCGATCCTATACAAATGAACAGAATCATTAATACGATGACCGGATATGATGATGTTATTGTTCAAGGCGGACCTTTGTATAAAGATGTTATAAGAGCTGCGGCAGGCAAGGGAGATATTAATTTAACTGAGGTTCCACCGGGTGGTGGCATTGGGACCCAGCGTTCAGATCTTGTTAAGCTTATAAAAGGTGAGGATATAACAAAAGGTAAGGATGTAACACAAAAACTTACTGATGAAGATTATTTTAACCAACTGGAAGATATGGATGTAAATTATGTAGATGTGTTACCATCAGGTAATAAAATTGAAAGACAATTTAGGTTTGACGCTGTTTTGGATGATAAGGATGAAGTTTTAACACAAGCTATACCTGCTTTTACATTAAAAAGTATTTTAAAATTAGGAGAAAATTTAAAAGGTGCTGACAAAAAAAGAGCTATATCTGACAGAATTGATCAAATAAAACCTGTTGTAAAAGATAACTTAGACTTACAAAAAGAAAGATATTTGTATTTTATTAATAAAACAAATACAAAGTCCGATAGTTATAACATGATGGCACGAAGTGAAGTACAATCAAGTGATGGTCTTGTTAAATATTATGCAAGACTTTTAGATGATTTAAATAAAATTCAAAAAACATCCTTAGGAAATGCCTACAATAAAAGTTTAGCTGTCCACCACCCTCAAAATTATAAAGGCGGTGATGCTAAATCAATATTTAAAAGAATAGATACCCCTGTTTATCATTTTTCAATAAACATTGGTGGCCCAGAAAAACGCAAGGGTTTTACTAAGTTTGATGAAGATAAATTAGGGTTTTATGATTTTGGCCCTCATGTAGCTTCTACGCCAAAAGCTGCTGAAGATAGGTATATAAGTCAGGTTGGAGGAATACGAGACAAAGACGGTCAAATAATAATGAAGTCTGATGCTGAAGCAAGAGGCGGCACTTTACCTTTGATGGCAGATTTAAGCAAACCCTTTAATAATCCAAAAACAGGAAAACCTTTTACAGAAGATGAGCTAATAGATTATAAGGTTGAACAAATTAATAATCACCCTTTTGGGCCTTTTAAAAATAAAACTTTTACAAGAGATGATTTATTGTTAGAGACGGATAATTTTGATGTAAAAGATATAAGATCGGCGGTGAATTATATTTCTTATAAGCTAGCATCTAAAGGGTTTACTCATGTTCCTTATGTTAATTCGTATGAAGATGTAGGTAACCTATCGTATGAAATGTTAATAAATAGAGCACCAGGTGACACAAAAGTTTTACAAGGTAAATTTGCAAAAAAAGATACAGCTGCGGCCAGCGATCCAGATTTTATGAAAGCCGAAGGCGGCGTGGTTGAAATGAAAGATAAAGCTGTTAATATGTACAGAAATACACAAGGTATTGAACCATTTATTAAATATATGGTATAGTCCTCAGAAGGAGACTTAGATGGCAGAAAAACCAAGCATGGTGGACAAAGTTCCAACGCAACTCGATGAACAAGAGTTGAAAGATGAAATGGACGTTGAAATACCTGAGGGTATGAATGTTGAAGAAATACCAGAGAACGTAGAGATTGTTGAAGAAGAAGACGGCAGCGTTGTTGTTGATTTTGATCCTCGTGAAGATAAGGGTATGGACGGTGACTTTTATGCTAACTTAGCAGAGGATATGTCCGATGAAGAGCTTGGCCGTTTGTCAGGTGAGTTGACAGGTGAGTTTGAAGAAAACAAAAGCAGCAGACAGGAGTGGGAAGATGCCTTTGCCAATGGTCTTGAATTACTTGGATTTAGCTACGAAGAAAGATCCCAACCCTTTAGGGGTGCCAGCGGAGTTACTCATCCATTACTTGCAGAGTCCGCTACACAGTTCCAAGCACAAGCTTTCAATGAGCTCCTTCCACCGGGCGGTCCAGTTAGAACTCTTGTCATGGGAACA